CTGGATGATTTCAGATGCTGTTACAACAGCCACACCAAAGGCGGTCAGCTTGACCTGGGCAATCTCGATGGCATCATTATCAATGTATGGAGGGCCACCTGCAGCACCCCGGGTTGTGGAAAAAGCGGTGCCGTCAGTACCGGCCACCACAGCCACTGCCCCGGCAGCGGTAATTGTGATACTGTTGATGTTGTGAGTATCGGGCGTGATTGCACGTGTGATTGCCACATCAGTGGCCGCTGTGATGTCCTCCTCTGCGCCTGCCAGCCAGCAGGTCCCGCCGGAGATATCGATCATGTCGTTTGCCCCGGACGCTGCCGGAGAAACCACCAGCCCAGTCAACACGCCATTGGGCCGGACGGTCGGCGTGAACCCGGCCCGGTTGGACCACAGCTCCGCCGCACTGTTAAAAGTTTTGTTGTCGCCGGAATCCGAAAGCGCTGTCATTGCCACAGCGGTCTGCCCGGCTTCATAGTCAAGTCTGGGATCTGCCATTGTTCTGTCCTTTCTAATAATGGTTATTGGCTGTAGGGATTGCCCTTCAGTGTCGTGTATGTGATGGTGAATTCCGCATATGCGGCCACGCTGGTATCTTCGCCGGTCGGTGTGCCGTTCGGGCCGCCGGCGGTATATTGAATGCTTTTGATTTTGGAGGTCACAGCCACGGCCGGGTCGGTCATGAGTTTGATCATGTCCCCCAAAAGCTGCTCCTGGATCACGGAGATCACGGACGGATCAACCTCACCGATTGCCACCAGGCCCTCGACCCGAACCGGCATTTGATGTTCGCTGATGCCGTACTGGTTGGTCGCCGCCTCTTCCGGCTTTGGAAACAGCACACACACGGGCAGGTCTTTTTCATCCACATACTGGACCGCCCGAAGGACGGCCGATCCGCAGTCGTGGTTGAACCCGCCGGATGTCCGCCAGGCCGAAAGCCGGGTGAGGTACGCGGAAATAATCTGTTCTCTGATGGTATCAGCCACGGTGCCTCCTCAGAATTTCATCGATCTTGTTTTCCACGTTCAACAGATACACGTGCTGTGCCTGGATGGTAACCGGGTCCAGGACTTTGGGCGTTGCAAAGATATCTTCGATCCGGGGCCCGGTCAGGCGTTCCAGGTGCAGCCGGTATTCTTCGTCCATGTGCCAGAACGGTCCCTTGGGGGCAATCTTCCCTATAGGAAACCGCTTTGGCTGAGGTATATTAACCCTGGGAGTTTCCCGCCAGAACACGTGTTTTTTAACCTCCCCGTCCACCTTTGAAATGGAGGCGCCTTTGCCTTTGGCTAAAAAGGCGTGTTTCAACAGGGATCTTCCGCTGGATCTCTTGACCTTGACAGTCACACCTTTGGCTGTCTGTCTGGCACCGAATTGTATCAATCCGACCGGCTTTCCCTTTGCAATCAAAGCGCCGGATAGTTTATTGTAACTCGCCTTCCGTATAGTGAAGTCCTGCTTGATCCGCTTGGATTTCAGGTTCAGTTCATTGGCGATTCGAGCCGTTGCCTGGGTTCTGGCGGTAGTCAATGTTTTGTTGATGCTGGTGGACATGACATTTTTGTATTTATCTTTTAAATCACCCAGCAAAGCCTTGACCGCTGCCACATCCGCCTGATTAAGTTTGACCGCTGTCATTTCACCACCACCGTCACTTCCAGACCGTCCTGGGAATACCGCTCGATCCGCTGCACGGTATAGACGGTGCCGGAGTCCATGGCAAACGTATCACCCCGGGCGGGCTTGCCCACATCCGACACCATGGCCGTGACCGTGGTCCCCAGGGTCGCCATGTTCACATCGTACCCGTCCGCCTGGATCAGGACATCGTGGTCCACCATCACCGGACACGGATCCACCACCGATCCTGACACCGGCGTGTAAACGGAAGGGTCCGCAAATTCGTCAGAGTTGTAACACACGTTCTTCAGATCATCGGCCATCTGTTCTTTGAATGTCATGATCCCATCCTTTTTTGATCCAAATCCAGGCAGAACGATTCCAGATGCCGGACCCGCTCCACCCAGCCAAAAAAGAACCGATGCAGGTCCTGGTTTTCCCGACACAGTTTTGCATATACAAATATCCGGCCCAGCAGAAACGCCCGCAGGATATCCATGGAATCGAAAAACATCAGCGCGGTCCGGGTTTTTACGCCCACAATGCCGTCCACAACCAACGCGGCCCCGCACTGGTTCAACGCAGATTGCAGAATCCGCCCGGCCCGGGACATGCCCATGTTCACGCCGGTGTCCAGCATGGCAGCCCCCAGGGGGGCCGGATACTGATCAATCCGCATGGGCTGATAAAACCACTGCCGGTAAAACGCCCGGGCCAGATCCGGAGACAAAGCAAAGATATCGTCCACATCCACGTCCCCGTCTTCATCCAGATCCGCCATAGCCGGATCGATGGTCTTGAGAAACCGCAGGCTGATGCCGTATTTGGTCGCCCCGCCCGGATCCTTTGGATCGTTCACAAATCCGCCTTCCCGTTGCAGAATGAAATCCAACATCCGGTCGGCAGCTGCCGCGTCGTATGGAAACATCCGGGTCATGAATCCGCCTTGACCATATTCAATCTATACGAGGCTGTTTCATGCACGATCTCGATCACGGCCCGCACCACCACCAGGTGCATGTCGGGAATTAATCCAACCAGGCGGGCCTCGATGTTCACCTGGACCAATGCGGCCAGATCCAGCACCGCTGCCTTTTCCATGGGAGACAGGTTCAGGGTGTCGATCTGATCATTGAGTGCGGACTCCAGGTCCTTGAGCTGGACCGGCTCCCCGCCGTCCATGATCGCCAGCAAAGCCTTGGTCACGGCATACGCCGGCACCACAGTGTCCGGCCGTGCCGACATGGACACACCCACCGCCGCCCGGATGGTAGCGGCTTCCACCTGATCCACCTGGCCGTCTCCCACACTGGAAGTGACGCACCCGGTCACCATCATGGCAAACACGATTAGCACCAGCAAAAACGTCAATATGTCCATCAATTTGTTTTTCATATCACTGTCCTTTCAATAATTATAAACGCCCACACCCAGCCAGGCGCCGATCCGGACCCCGGCATATCCGGCCCAGGCCGTGATTTTCCAGGAAGTTTTCCGGACATTCTTCCGAAATTCACGGTCATGGAACAACCGTTCTTCCGGGGTTTTGGCGAGCAGGCACCCGTAATCATGCCGGCAAGAGGCGATGGGGTGCCGGTGCCGGGGCCAGACACTGCGCATGAAAAAGTTGATCGGTGCGGCAGCCAGCCGGAGCAGGAACCGCTTGATCTTTGACGGGCTGTTGCAGATCAACTCAGAGCTGGACCCGTCCCACTCAAACCCGCCCGGGATCAATCCCATGGTGCCGTCCGGCTTCCGATACGGCAGCGGGGCCGTCAGCGCCCGGTGCAGCGGCTTGCCCGGCACATTGCGCATACATATGATTGTCCCGCTGGCTGTCATCAGTCCCCGGCCCTTTCATTTAATATCCGTTCCTTCTGTTCCTGAGGAATATCCATATACACCACCATGGACCGCAACATCCGGAACACCAGACTGTTTTTGGCATCCACAGACGCCTGGAACTTTTCCTGCCCCTCTCTCATCTCATCGATCTTGGCAATGAGCTGGGAGCTCATCTGGCAGTCACTGGCATGCCGGGCCGTGCATTCCGATTGCGTGACAAACCGGCTACCGGTCAGCAGCCGGATCACGATCCCGGCGATAATCGCCCCCAGGGCTGTGAACAAGCCGGATATCAACGTGATTTCAAGCATGGAAAACTGCATCAATCAATCCTTTGCTGTCCTATGGTTCCGGGTTTCAGAATCAGGTGGCCGCGGTCATGTCAATCATATATCCGCATGCCTTGCTGATTTCTGACTTGACGTTGCCGTCTTCGTCGTAGGAAGCCAGAAACGTTGCCAGCAGATCATGCCGGACCCGAAGAATGGTTTTCCGGGTGGTTTCATCGCGGTACTGCTCAACAATCCGCCAGTCACCGGTACCGGCATCGCCTTCGTTCCACAAAAACGACCGGCCGATACAGGGTTCGGAAATGTCTCCGTCCGAAGTTTTGCACAGCATTGAGTACCTGGACCCCCAGATGTCAGACAATGATGCGGCCTGACCTTTTTTGCTGGAGTTATACAGACCCCCGGCAATCAGCACTTTCGGCACGTCAAACACGGTCTTGATATGATCCAGGGTCACCCGGCCGGTTTTTGCGGCATCCGGAAACACCTTGTACACCATGTCTTTGAGTTCATCGTTTTGACGCAGCCATTTCAACCCGTCGTATGGAATGATCAGGGTGTCTGCCTCCACACCGCTGGACCGCAAAGTATCCTTGCCCGCTTCGACGTCTGCCAGCGGATCGGCACTGCCGGTGGTGGACCATGCGGTGCTGGCATTGGCAACGTCGAAGTTGCTGGTATTGAACACCTTGGCTTTTACCTTCATTTCAAGATCCCGCAGCATGGCGTTTGCCAGGATCCGGGCCGCGAAAATTTCCGTGTTGAGCTTGCTTTTGTACACGGCTGAAAACCGGTCATCCAGCGGATATTCCAGTCCGCTTTCCTGGGTTCGGAAAAAGCCCTCTTCAAACTCTTCGCCGATCCGGTTGTATGCTCCGTTGGGCGCCCGCTTGGTGTCATGCACATTGAACAGGGCTTCTTTCGGAATCACGGGATAAGTGCCTTCGTGTTCAGGCACCACAAAAATCGGCATCACGGAAAGGCCGATGAACCCCATGGTCAAAGAGTCCTGCATCACCTCATAAACAACCTGACCCAGATCAGGCCGGCTCAAGGTGGTATCAACTGTCGGTTTCATAATAAAAAATCTCCTTTGTTTTTATGGGGTTGGTCAGCTCAACAGCTGTTTGGTGTACTCGATCCACAGGGCGGACAGCACCACGGTGTTGGTGGTGTGGGCACCCGGGGTCAGCTCGACCGTCACGGTCTGGGCGCCGGCCGGGATGTCAACCGCGTCAATGGTGATGGTCTTTTCCGCATAGGCAGCGCCCAGGGCAGCCGATACATCTTCCACCTTGGTGTCGCCCTCGTTGAAATAGGCATCACTGGCAATGGTCGGGGTATCTACTGCACCACCGGATTTGGCCCGCAAATGGATGACCATGTCAGCGCCCGGGTTGAAATCCGGGGGCAGAGGTATCTGGAACAGCACCGGGTCGGAATTGGATGCGGCCCAGGTCACCACCAGCCCGGAATCCGTATCCCCGTCTGCCATATCCAATGTCGGCGTGGTAGCCTCATCCAGCGCCCCCACCACATTGGTGGCATCCCCTTCCAGCAATGTGGACAGCGGGATGGATATGAAGTTCTGGGCGTTCAGGATGTGCGCATAGATTTCCTGCAATGCGGCTTCCACCGTGACCTGTTCCGTATGTTCTCCTGCATCGGCAATGGACACGGCCACCGCAGTGGTGGACACACCCGGATGCAGGATGCACTCCACAATATCCCCGGCAGCGGTCGCCGCTTCCAGGGCTTTGAAATATGCGGTCCCGGACGCGGTATCGTCCACCTTGCCGTCCGCCGCGCCATAAATATCCGCCAGCGCGGAAAACGTGCCGGCCGCAGTCAACAGAAATGTGCCGGGGCGGGTCAGCGGGGCAATGGCGATCAGGTCACCTGCTTCCGCATTGTCCATGGTGATGCCGATGAAGTCTTCACCGGCGTCAGCGTATTCCACCTCCAACGGGGTGGTTGTGGAACCGCTTTTGAATTTGACCCGACGGTATGCGGCCAGCTCCTCGTAAGCCGTAAAGGTCACCGGGCCTTCGGTAAATTTTGCCTGAGTCATGATTTTTCTCCTTCTTTGTTATCCGGTTTCGGGTCTCACTTTTTCTGCTGGGCCGCCAGCCATCCCTGATAGGTATCGGGATGGGCCGCCGCAACGGCTTCGATGGAAGCCGACCGCTTGCAGTTGTGTTTTTTCTGGTGGGCATCCACCAGGGCCATAAACTCCGCTGCCGGGTCCTGGTTGGATCCGTCATCGGTTACCGTCGGGGCCGGGTTCTGTGCAGCAGCCGTGATCCCGTCCAGGATCTGCTGCCGGGTGGCGGCAGCGGCCGTGGTGGCGGTCTGGGTCTGTCCGCCCTGGGCGGTGTTGCCGAACAGCTCCATGCTGACCTTGACCTGCTCCGGGGTCATTCCGGCAGCGATCACGCTGTCCAGTTTTGCTTTGGCATCTTCGCCCAGCACCACGGCCACCATGGCCACGGTTTCGGTTCGGGCCGATTCGGCTGCTCCGGTCTTGTCCGTTTCCGCCTGGGTTTTGACTGCATCCAGTTCGGCCTGGATCTCCGCCCGGCCGGCATCCATCACCTGGGCATACAGTTCCGGGTGATCCGCCTTGAATTTTTCCAAATCCATGATTGTTACTCCTTTAAAATGATAAGAATTATTGTTCAGGCCGGCGATCACCTGTTCCAGGCTGCCGATCTCATCTGCCAGACCCATCTTGACAGCAGCGGATGCAATAACCACGTCCCCGCCAATGCTGGTCACCTGGTCAAAAGACAGTTGCCTGTACTCCGCGACCTGGGACACAAATACATCTGCCAGGGCATCGGCCCGGGTCTGTATGGCCTGCCGCCCCTCGTCGGTTTCCGGGTCCACCCGTTTTTTCGGGGACACGGAACTGACGATCTCGATACTGTTGTCATTTTTCCGACGCATGGTGAACACCACGCCGATAGATCCAAGCTCCGCCGTGGGCGCCACCACGATCATGTCCGCCGCAGCGGCAATCCAGTACGCGGCACTGGCGGCCATGTCTCCCACATACGCCACCACGGGTTTGGTGATATGGTTCCGAATATGGTTTGCCAGCTCTGCAATGCCGCCCACCTGTCCGCCCGGGGAATCGATGTACAGAACAATATAATCCACGGCCGGATTGTCTTCGCCCGCCTGTACATCCATTATCATCTGCTCGGCCGTGGGCCAGCCGAACAACCAGGACATCAGGCCTCCGCCATAGTGCATCACCGGCCCGATCATCTCCACAATCGCGACCCTGCCCCGGATGGTCACCCCTTCAGCGTCGGTCATCTGGATGCCGGGCCGGGCCATGATCGCCTGCATGGCGCCCAGGTCATCCACGGCCGCCTGGATCTGGGAAAACCCATCGCCATGAATGGCAAACGGGGTATCCATAAGGACTGGCAGTTTATCGGGCCGGTCCGGTTCAGATGTCCGGGCCGTGGTTTTATTGCGTTTCTTCACCATCAGGATCTTCCTCGTCGTTGTTTTCAGGTGCCGGGGCCGGGGCCGCTTCCGCCGGCATCAGATTTTCTTCCGCCACCTTGCGGGTTTCTCTGCCCCGCTGTTCCACCTGGGATTCCCAGTCCTTTCCCTGCTCTGCAGCCAGGTCAGACAGGGTCAGGATGTTGTTTTTCAGGCCCTCGATGTTGGCCTTCATTTCCTTGACCGGGTCCACATGTCCCCGGGGCGGTCCAATCCATGTGGCATGGGTGTATTCGGCCAGGGCCTCATAAAAATCAGGGCCCCCTTTTGGCAGGGCCAGCTCGCCTCTCAGCCACGCCTCCTCCATCACCATGCGCCACACTGGCTGGCACAGGTGTCGTTCCATCCATACCCGGTACAGCTGATATACCCGCCAGGCTTCCAGAAGCGCGGCCCGGGCGGAACTGTAATTGGTCTTTGAAAAATCTTTGGCTACCACCTCATAGGGCATGCCGACAGACGCGCCCACGGCCCGGAGAACGGTTTCCACGAACCCCTGGAACGTGTTGCCGGGCCGGTCATTTTTCAGCACATGGGGTTTCTGATGCGGACCGCCGTACATCACCTGTCCTGGCTCCACCTCCTGATACCGGGTATCATCGGTGCCCGGGTTTTCCTGGGGGAATCCGGCCATGGTTTCGTAGGGGTTGGATGTCTCTATAAAGATGGGGAAGCTGGATGCGACAATGGCTCCCACCAGTTCAAAATCCAGGTAATCGGACAGGTCTCTGAAAAATTTCATTGCCGGCGCCAGGATGGAAACACCCCGCACCCGGTCCGGGTGTTTGGCGGCCGCGTGAAAGGAATGGAACATGCCGGGGCGGTGTCCGATCCATGCCGGATACCGGGTAAAATCCGCGGAACTCATGTATAAAGACATCTTCCCGGTTTTCGGCGTGGCCACATAATACCCCGCCGGTTCACCGTTGCTCCCCAGGGAAACCCCGTCCCGGATCTTCGGATTTTGCAGCAGATCCATGGGCGTGGCCATGCGGTGCGGAGACAGCACCTGAAGGGCCAGACGGACTTCACTGTCCCCGGGCCAGGTGGGATAGGTGCGCATGGTGGGCAGAATCAGATATTCCCCGGTCATGAGCATGGAGTACGCCGCCAGGTACTGGATATCCTGGAAACACAGCCGGTCTCCGATATCGGCCCGGCGGCACCAGTTCCCCCACACCCATTCGGCCGACTCGGCGAAGATCCCTGCCTGTTCTTCGCTGATGCCTAAGCGTTTCCATCTGGGTTTGGCCTGGGGGTTCAGCCCGGTGCCGATAATGTTGGTGGACATGGATTCAATGCAGGATGTGGCATGGGGATGGTTGGCGGTCAAATCCTCTGCCCGGTCGGACACAATCTCCCGTTCCTGTGCCTCATTCCACCGGTTGAGCTTGTTTACCACCCAGTTGAACAGGGTCCCTTTTTTCTGCCCGCCCCGGGACCGCACCGGTCCGGTATTGCCGGCAAAGGAAGTCTTGGTGACCGTGTTCCAGGCGGCCCGTGCGTGCAGGCGCTTCAACCCGGCAGCCGGAGACACCTGGGCCACGAACCGGTCAAAAAGGGAAGGGGAGACAGAAGGCCGGTGCGTCATCGTTTCACCCTCCCGGCCACCAGGAACGGCCCGGTGCGGCTCATCACCTGATCCCGCTGTTCATACAGCCGGTCCAGTTTTTTTTCGATGAAATCCGCATCCACCCGGGTCAGGGTGCGGCCCGCGATGCTGTACTGCTGCCCGGTGCTCACCGCATCGTCCGCCGCTTCCCAGAGCGCGATCTTCTGATTGATTCGTTCAAGCGTGTATCGTGGCATTTACATGTCGGCCTCATTGATGTGTATAAAAAATATTTTTAAAGACAGGTTCATTAAAGCCTCAAAAAAACAGATGTGTACAGGAAGCATGGAAAGGATGGGGCAGATGGTGCAAATGGGGCAAATGGGGCAAATGGGGCAAATGGGGCAAATGGGGCAAATGGGGCAAATGGGACGGGAAAAAATAAGTTTTAAGTATGAAGTGTGAAGTTTTAAGGAAGAAAATCGATAAAAAAGGCCCTGCCTTGGGTATGCGGCAGGGCCTGAAACGTAAAATTTGATAGAGTTTTGAAGGCCGGTTTTTCAGCCAGTACGGGTTATTGTGCCATATTTTCGGTCAAACTGGTCAGCCTGGCAAATGTCAGCGGGTGCCACTGCAACAGAAAATACCACTTGCTGGGCGGGGTGCAGGCCGTGATGGCGGTATCGCAGATCCACAGATCAAATGTCATGGGTCACCTCCGGTTGTTCCGGTTTCAGCTGCAACCCCACATAAAAAATGGTGCCGCTCTTGACCTTTTCAAAACTGGCACTCAAAATCATTCCGAATCGTTTCATGGTGACCACCTTCATGACCCCGTTGTTTCGGCTCCATTCTGCAAATGCCTGGTACAGATCTGTAGCACCGATCCGGTGACTGTCGGAAAACTCGCAGCAATCCGCCAGAAAATCTTCCACCAGTTCCCGGGCCCCGTCCAGGGTTCCGGCCCGGGCCGTGCGCTGTTTGGTTTCCAGTTCTTCCAGCAGATCATCCACGGGCATGCCCGTGAAATAGTTCAGGGCTTTGAGCGCGGCCCGGCCCTCCAGGTATTTGTCCGCGCTTTCCACCAGCTTGGCCATGGGAAAATACAGGTGCCCGGATTTCCTGGCCGCATCGCCGGCCATGTATCCGTCACCTCCCATACCCGGCATGGCATACGACCCAGTCCGGCGGATCGACGGCAGCACCTCGTGGGTGATCCACCGGCGGAAGGTTTTGGCTTCCTGTTTGTTGGACCGGATGATGAGGGTGTAGAGTCCGGATTCGTTGATGGTGTTCACCTGAACCCCGTCCGGTCTTTGAGGTGGGTAGATTTTAGCTACCCCCTTTTCATCATCGTCCAGACTTTTGATGGCATCCTTTGAATTGACAATTGTTAAAACCCGGCACACATCCTTGGCCACCCACCAGGGGTCCCCCTGGTCATCCATAAGCACCCGCACCAGGTGGTCTCCAAAATTGAAAGGCATCACCGCTTGATTCTGTTTATCCATGGGCCACCTCCTTTCCTACCGCCGGGCGGAACCGGATCAGGGCCGCCGGATCACCGGGCAGATTTTTCAACCGCTCTTTTTCGATCGCCTCTTCCGCTACTTCGCATGCCCGGCGGGTATCATCAAAAAAAGTATCAACGATGCCGGGATAATCGCTAAACACCTGGGGAATAGCTTTGTACAAATCAAACAAAGCCTGTCTGTCCTTGATGTACGTGAACGGAAAAGTTAAAATATGCCCCTTGTCATAGTCAAAAATCCGATCAAACCGGGCTTTCCAGTCAGCTTTCGGGTTTGTTGGAAAAGATAAAACTTGGGATGGTTTGGCCGGAACGGCCGGATACGATTGTGACATGATAATACCTCCTGCGTGTTTAGTAACCGCCAGAAATGAGTGGCGGGTCTCAACTACCGCACGCAGGCGGCTGGGCGTATTTCCCGAAGGTGTTGTATTCGGCCCTATCGACCCGCCATACTTGGCTTTGTCATGTCTGCCTTGTTTCAGGCATAAAAAAACCGCTGACTGACGGGTGCGGTGAACCGCTGCGCGCAATAGTATTTTCACCATGCCACAGCCCGACCGCGTCTGTCAACAAAAAAATCATTTCATTTCCCCGGCCCGCTTCGCCACCCGTTTCAAAATCAAATACCCGATCAGATCCAGCTCCGGGTCTTCCGTGTCATCGTCCTGGGCCGACCGCACCCGGGACAGTTTGTCATCCATCGCCATCGGATCACTCTTCCGTATCAAACCGTTTTTCGATAAAGGTGATCACGTCCTGCTCCCGGATCCGGATACAGTGGGCAGTTCCGAATCTCGATGCCTGCAGGTCTCCGGATTCGATAAGCCGGTAAACCGTGGTTCGACCGACATTAAGCCGCTGTGCCACCTGGTTCACATCCAAAAGCCGTTCCTGGAATTTCACACTGGTCATACGCTCATTCCTTTATGCTTGGCGGCCTCACCGCCGGTTAAACCATCCGGGTTTTTTTCGGGAGTTTTCGTCTGACGACCATGCAGCCGAAGCGGCCGGCTTTGCCTCCGGCTTTTTGTCCGCCGGATCCGGCAGCAGGTTCACCCCGCCGCCGGGCCATTCCCAGTCCGCCAGAGCGCCGGCGATGACCTCCGCATCCAGGTAATGGTTGTCTCTACCCTTGCTAATCGGCTCCCATGTTTCTATACCTTTTTCATTGAGCCGCTTTTCTTCTGCCGTGATCTGTCTGGCATAATCCAGCTGGACGTCACGATGCAGCCAAGCCCCGCCGGCTTCGCCTGACAACGCCTTCCCCATACGCTCGTAAAACATGTCCTTGAGCTTGTCGGTATCGAGGTGAACCAGACGCATGCCCATTTTCAGGGCTTTGCCGGAAGGTGTTTTGTTGAGAACCGATCCCATTTTGAGTTTGCCAGGCAGT